TCTATCACCGATCGGAACTTCCAAGAGAAGGTGAAGACTCTTGGTCAGTCTAAGGGTGTGACGACGGGTGTTCTGCCTTCATTCTCCGAGACTCAATTGAATGACCATGTGATCGGCTGGCGTAAGCTGTACGGCAAGATGGTTGATGCCAAGAGTGATTATTACAAGGCTGATCTTTTCTCCAAGGCTGAAGCCAAGAACAAGAATGCGGTTGCGTACCTTGTGAAGGAATTTGAGATGCGCAAGAAGGCTGCTGAACTGCGCCGCGTGTCCATCTCCGACACTGGTACGATTGACACTAACCTGCTGCACTCATACAAGTTCTCCGACAACATCTTTCGCAAGATCGCTAATGTTGCTGAAGGTAAGAATCACGGGCTTGTTGCGATGATTGACTGGTCTGGTTCAATGCAAAGCAACCTGTCTGGTACTGTTGAGCAACTCCTGGTTCTGACTCTGTTCTGCCGCAAGGTTAACATCCCGTTTGAAGTGTATGCTTTCAGTGATGCATACTCCGAACCTGGTCATGAAAACTATAACGGCATTATGAAGTCTTCTCGCCCGAATCAGCTTGATGTTAGGGAATACTTCCGACTGCTGAATCTGTTGTCCAGCAAGATGAGTGCAACAGCCTTCCGTAAGACTGCTAATGACCTGCTGAACGTGGCTTCTGCATACGATCCCGGTAAGCATACCTACACTTCCCGCTATATGCGTGAAGACATGGTTATGAGCCAGATCCGTCTCGGCGGTACTCCGCTGAATGCTTCTATCATCGCATTGTCTAAGGTTGTGCATGAGTTCCGTCTGGCTAACAAGTTGGAGGTTGTGAACACTGTTATCCTGACCGACGGCGAGGATAGCGACTACTACGGCATTACTAACACCACTCCCGGCACTTACAGGAGTCTGTATCCTGAAAATGCACACAATGTGTCTTATGTGTTTGATGAGGAGACCAAGAAGAACTTCAAGGTTGGTGTGAACGGAATCACTCCTACTCTGTTGTCTATTCTGAAGGCTCGGACTGGTTGCAATCTGATCGGCTTCTACTTGATCACCAAGAATAAGAAGTATTTTGATAGTGCCTTGAGCCGAATCCAGCGCGGTACTCTGGAAGGTCAACGTCAAGATGCATACAACCAGTTCAAGAACAACGGTGTTTACGCCTTAGACGGTTACGGTTATGATGAGTATTATCTGATTCCTGGTGGTGAGGATCTCCAAGTGAGTGACGACAACCTGGATGACCTGCTGGGCGAAACTAAGGACGACAAGTTGTCCACTCGCCGCCTGGCTGGGGCTTTCATGAAACTTAACCAAAATCGATTGAACTCTCGGGTTCTATTGAAAAAATTCATCGAAAAGACCACCTAAAGTGCTTGACGGGTGGTAAGAAGTGATGTATACTGGCTCTATTGATTGATAAAGAAAGGCTCTAAATCATGTTTACCGTGTCTGAGAAAGTTGCGTATCTGACTGAAGCTGCAAGCCGTTTTGGCGCTGAGGCTTCCCGTGACCAACTGGCTAGTCTGGCTGCTGAGGGTTTTCCTAAGCATCTCTGGCTTCAGAACAAAGAGTACCGCACTGGGCGTGGCATGTATCGCCTGCCTCTTGAAGAGTTCGGCATTGACATGGCTAAGTTGAGTGTGGTTCCTAAGCCCACAACTCAAGTTCAGGTTGCAGTGCCTGAGACTCCTGTAGCCAAGGCTGTGTCTACTGTCGCACGATTCACCGAGAAGGCAATCGTACCGACCCGTGATCCTCTGTTCGTTGAATTCGGTTTCTTCGATAAGATGAAGATGGTCATCAAGTCTGGTCAGTTCTATCCTGTCTTCGTTTCTGGTCTGTCTGGTAACGGTAAGACTATGATGGTCGAACAGGCTTGCGCAGTTCTCAAGCGTGAATACATGCGAGTCAACATCTCTCCTGAGACTTGCGAAGATGACCTGATCGGCGGCTTCCGCCTGATTGAAGGCGAGACTCGCTGGTATGACGGTCCTGTTATCCAAGCTATGAAGTCTGGTGCGATCCTGTGCTTGGACGAAATCGACCGCGGCTCTAATAAGCTGATGTGCTTGCAAGCTATTCTGGAAGGTAAGCCCTACCTGATCAAGAAGACTGGTGAATACGTTCAGCCGACTGCTGGTTTCAACGTTATCGCTACCGCTAACACCAAGGGTAAGGGTGACGATTCTGGTCGATTCATGGCTGCGACGATTCTGGATGACGCCTTCCTTGAGCGTTTCCCAATCACTGTTGAACAAGAATACCCTGACGTTAAGGTAGAGACTAAGATTCTCGCCCGTGTCTTCGAAAGTCTTGGGCTTGATGACAAGGAATTCGCCGCTAACCTGGTGAAGTGGGCTGACATCATCCGCAAGACCTTCACTGAGGGTGCGATTGATGAGGTTATCGCAACTCGCCGTCTGGTCCACATCGCCAAGGCTTTCCAAATCTTTGGTGATCGCAAGGCTGCGATTGAATACTGTATCAACCGCTTCGACTCTGAAACCAAGACTGCGTTTCTCGACCTGTACAGCAAGATCGATTCGGCTGAAGAACAAAAGCCCGCGGTTCCTGTGAACGAAGAAGTGCCTTTCTAATTTTCTCCTTGGCTTAAATGCCACTTCGAGGCTTCGAAAGAAGCCTCTTTTTTCATATATAAGAGTATCACTAACAACATTATGGAGTTACAATGGAACTAGAATTGAATCTTGAACAAATCCGAGAAAAGAAAGTGTTCGTGGCTACACCTATGTACGGTGGGCAATGTCACGGATCATACACCAAGGCTGTAGCAGACTTGATGACAGTCTGTACCAAGTACGGAATTGATGCGCGGCTTTTCTTCATCTTCAATGAATCATTGATCACCCGCGCACGTAACTATCTGGCTGATGAATTCCTTCGCAGTGAAATGGACTATCTTCTGTTCATTGATAGTGACATTCATTTTGAAGCCCAAGATGTATTGGTTTTGATGCACTACGCAATCAACAACCCACACATGGAAATTCTATGCGGACCTTATCCCAAGAAGACTATTGCATGGGAGAAGATCAAGACTGCGGTAGACAAAGGCTTTGCAGACAATGATCCAAACATTCTTGATGAGTTTGTTGGAGACTACGTTTTCAATCCAACAGACAATGTACAATCATTCCGCGTAGATGAGCCAGTTCAGGTCAAAGAAGGCGGCACCGGATTCATGCTAGTCCAAAGAAGTGCATTCGAAAAAATGGATGCTGCGTATCCTGAACTCATGTATAAGCCAGATCACGTTCGCACAAAGAACTTTGACGGCAGCCGTGAGATCATGGCATACTTTGACACTGTGATTGATCCAGTTTCGAAGCGATATCTTTCCGAAGACTACATGTTCTGTCAGTGGGCACGTAATGCTGGAGCACAAGTCTGGATGTTGCCCTGGATTAAACTGAAACACGCAGGAAGCTACATCTTCGGTGGTTCTCTTGCAGCACTAGCAGCAGTTGGTGTGAATCCTACCGCAGATGCATCTGTATCAAAGAGGTAAGTATGCTTGACAAAAATGTGGGAAATGTAGTACAATTACTAACATCTCGCATGGAAGTCGGCTTCAAGAAATATGGTGTAACCACTGAGAGGACAGACATTGATCTTCTCGGTTGGTTGCAGCATCTTCAAGAAGAACTCCTTGATGCGGCTGTGTATATTGAACGTCTAAAACATGAGGTAAAGAATGAAACTAAGTGATAGCACCCTAACATACTTGAAGAACTTCTCTTCAATCAATTCTGGCATTGTCTTTCAAGAGGGCAACGTCATTCGTACCATCTCAAAGCAGCAAAACATTCTGGCTAAAGCCACAGTGTCTGAAACTTTTGATGAGAAGTTTGCCATCTATGATCTGAATCGATTCTTGGCTCTGTTGGGATCTTTGAATGATCCTTCACTTGAAGTGTCTTCTGAGAAGAAGAACATCACAATCATGTCTGGATCTTCTAAGACTGTGTATGGTCTATCTGACGAATCGTTGGTTGTAACACCTCCAGCCAAAGAGTTGAAGGTGTCTGGCGAAGTCAAGTTTCTGTTGACCAAGGATGTTGTTGCACAAGTTCTGAAGATGGCAGGCATTCTTGGTTTGCCAAACATCGCAGTTCGCGGCGATAGGTCAACCATCTCTGTGGCTGCACTTGATGTAAAGAATCAAGACTCTGATGTGTTCAGCGTTGACGTTGGCAAGACTTCGGCTGACTTTGAAATGATCTTCTCTACGGAGAACTTCAAGATGATTCCTGGTGACTATGATGTGTCTATCTCCTCTAAGGGCATCTCGCATCTGAAGCACACCAAAGAGCCAGTTGAATACTGGATCGCTATTGAGTCTGGTTCTCGTTATGCAGAGTGACAATACGGAGGATTTTATTATGAGTCAACAAGTGCAATCTACAGGCATTGCAATTCCATCTTCGCCCGCTGATCGGCAGGCTATCAAGAATGCTCTTCAGGAGATTTCAAACTCCCTCACTCGCATTGAGGGTGAGCGTGACTTGATCAAGGACATTCTTCAGACTGTTCAGGACAATCAGAGCATTCCAAAGAAGTATGTGCGCAAGCTGGCAAGGATCTACCACAAGCAAAACTTTACCGAAGTCCAACAGGAACAGGAAGACGTTGAGGCATTGTATGAGACTGTGACGGGACCAAACAATGGCTGAGTCATCACGTAGAAACTTTTTCAGAGGCGCTGGCAAAGGCGCAGGTCTTCTAGGTGCATTCTTCGCTGGTGTCTATGCTCCAGCAATTGTTGAGACTGTCAAACAGAAGATTGATCCTTCTGTTGCTGCTAAGATTGAAGAGCAATCTTCTCACGGCAATCTATCTTTGATTCGTACATACGGAGAGATTGCTCCTAAGACAGATTCTCCTTATACACTATGTGTTGGTCCAAACTTTGTTCCTGGCACTGAGAAGACTATGACTGTACACATGGTACCAGGACCAGATGGCGAGTTGTATCTGAAGATCAATG